GCGCTAAACTCTTCATATATCCTACCTTTAAGTGGGTGATATAAAGACAATAGTTTTTGTAAGTTTTGTTTTTCTTTAGGGACAACTAATTTTCCATCCATAAATCTAATATGACCTAAGGTACATTCCCCTTTTTGTTTACTTACGAAAGGCGATGTTTGATTAGTTGCGTATCTTAATTCCTCTTGCTGTCCAGTTTCTGGATCAAAATACAATAAAGCGTGCTTGTAAGTATGCCTGCATGGTATCGTATGAGTTAAAGGTGTTTTACTGCTTTTAAGATAGTATATTCTATCTTTAATTTCCCACGTTGGTTTTGCGGGTTTTTGTGGTGCAGTTTTAACTGCTACCTCTTGAGGTGCAACCTCAATTGTTTCTGCTGTAGCTTTTTTAGCCATGATATAATAAAATTAAATAGTTTAAAATTGTGACAATAGCCATAGTATATAACTAGTAAGGGGCTAATGTCATATAAAAAACCCCCGCCCGAAGGCAGGGATTATTATTGATAAATTACTATGCTCCTTTGAAAAGAACGAAGTTGTTAGCAGCTTGAGTTACTAAACATCTTTCAGATAGGAAGTTTACTTCCATAGCATCTAAAGTAGATGTGTAAGCTCCTCCAGCAGAACCAGTTAACCAAGACTTCATGCGACGATCATCAGACTGTGAAGCTCTGTATCGTACGTGTAAGAATGGTCGACGAATGTTAGTTCCTAAAACTTGATCGTAAACAGTAGAAGTTCCAGCAGGAATTAATACTCCTTCGATAGAGCTAACACCATCAATACCTCCACGAGTAGAAGCATCGTTTAAGTATTTCCAATCAGTTTTGTAGAAATCGTAAGATCCTCTACGGAAACCAGAAAAACCTAAGTTAAGTGCCATATCTTCTGAGTTTTCAAACAAACCATAAGCAGATCCAGCTCCAGCGTTTCCACCGTTTAATCCAGCTAGCATATCGTCAAAACCTAAAGCAGTTGAGCGATTTAAGAAAAGCATGTTCTCTTCAATAGCTCCTTGAGTATCTAAGTTTTTCAAAATAGCGTCAAATTCAGCTAAACCATCAGCAGCAGCAGTAAATCCTGTTTCGATATTACCACGATCTTCAATAGCAGCAAATAAACCTTGAGTACCAGGTAAAGCAGCAGCTCCATAGTTTGCAGCCGGTGCAGCATTAGTGTTCAGTTCACCTTCAACTACAGACATTTCTAAGTAATCTTCAAAACGTAAACGAGTTTCAGATTCAGCTTTTAAATACCATAAATATCCAGATGTTCCGTCTTCAGTTGCAACTTCTACCCATCCAATTTGTGCCATATCAGATCCAGCCACTGTGTATTGGCTTCTAATAATAATAGGAGAGTTTGCATACTGAGTAAGCACAGGCTCTACGCTAACTCTACTAGCAGAATTTCCTCCACCAGCACCGATGCTAGTTCCTTTGCTATAAGCAGAACCATATACAAATACTTTTAATCCAGTAGCTGCAAATCCATCAGTTGTAAGAGATGTAGCTCCAAAAGGTTGAACTGTAATAGTTCCAGCTGCAGCGCCTGTTCCAGTAATAGCTGTAACAATACCTTTTGATTCTAATCCAGCAGGATCTAAAACAACAACTGTATCATTTACAGAAATAACGTTTAAAGCAGTAGCTCCGCCACCTAGTGTGATTGTAGAAGCTTCGTTAGCTCCAGCATCCACAAAAGTACAGCTGTCATATGCAATGTGTAATCTATTTTGCTCAGACCAAATTACTTGATCAGAAGTCATTGGTAATTCAGCACCTACCATACGTAAGAATCCAGATAACGTACGGTTTCCGTAACGCTCTACTTCTTGCTCATAAATTTCAGGTAAATACTGTTGCGCGAAAGTTCCGCCTCCCGCGGCGTCATTAAATGTTAAGTAGTTTGTGTTTAATACCTGCTGTGTTTGAGAAGGTACTATACTACCA